TCTTAACAACGGCGAGGCTGAAGAAAGTCTTTCCAGTAGAAGACTCTCCAGCAATAGCAGTAATCTTATTCCCAGATACACCACCAAATACACTACCTGAAACCAGTGCGTTAAAGATGTAAGAACCCGTATCAACATAAGTTTCAGTCTCATCAATGTCTGCTGCAAGTTTAGTGAAATCATCACCAATCTCTTTTACAATATCCTTTAAAAAATCCATACTTTACCTCCAATATATTACGAAAAGAATGATTCTAGACTAGATGTTTTTTCTACTTTCCATCCAATAGAATCCAAAATAGTTTTGAGTGGTTCAACAAAACTTTTCTCAAACTGTAGATCATAATCAACATATTGTTGAAGATTCAGTTCCTTTGGAAACTCCTGAATAAAAGAAATTACATTTTCATAAATCGAATTTGGTTTTTTGAGATAACAAAACTTGATTTTTTCACCATTCTGAATAAGTGAATATTTATTTGCAAGTTTATTCTGTTTAATATAGTGATTAAACAGAAGTGCTCCCCTTACATGAATAGGAGTTCCCTTAGAATAAATCGATGAAGAAGACTGATACTTTACAACATCAGATACACTTCTTGGGAATGCAATTTCTTCAGGAGAAAGTTTCTTGAACTTTGATCTAGAAGACTCTATGAAATTAATGACTTCATCTTCAGTTCCAGTCATCATCAACTTAAGAGCATCCTTAATCATCTTACGACAAGGAGCAGGTGTCGAAGACTTAACTGCCTCAATACCCATAATCTTAAGTTTAGGTTCAGAATAGCGAACACCTTCACTATCCCATACATTGAGAATGTATCGCTTCTTCGCAGTCCAAATACCACGATCAGCAATATTCTCACGCTTCATTTGCATTTTTTGTTCGTAGGCATTGACGTACTCTGCCAATTCTTCGTAAGAACTTTGAATATACTTTTCAAATTCCACCTTACAGACCTTATCAAGGAATGAGACAACTTTCTCATTAGTTTTCTCTCTGCCTTTGAATACACTGTCAACCAGAGGACCCATATTGAGGTAGATAGAATCAGTATCAGAAGCAATAACGTAATCAACATCTTTCGTTCTCAGAGCTTTGTTAATGTGTTTGTTTACTTTACTTTCAATCCAACGAATAGACACTTGCCCAGAAAGCGTGATTGCTTCCGCATTAGCAAGTTTATAGTATCGGAAATATTGATTTCCAATAGCACCATAAGCGGAGTTAAGAGAAATCTTCTTTGCCATCTGAATATTATTACAGCGGGCAATCTCTTTCTCCAACTCTTTTGTTGGAGTTATTTGATACTGCTGCTTAGCAGCAAGCATCTTCTTTTTAAAGATTACACGGTCACCATACATCTTCTCCATAAGTTCTGGAAGCATACCCTTAACATCCTTGCGGTACATTGCTCCATTAGCACATACCGCATTGTCCTTATACATCTCAAAACTGATCTCTTGATCAAGAATTTTATTTACAGTAACTGTGGGATGCTTTTCTTCCAAAAGAGTTTCGGGAGAAATATTATATTGCATGATTAGGTGAGGATATAGAGAGTTCAAGTCAAAACTAACCACCCAATCATACACACCAGGAATAGGTTCTTTTACATAAGCACCAGCATACTTTTCACTCTTATTCTCTCTCTTCTTTGGGGGAATTACAATATCACGTTTCTTAAGATAGTTGTAAATGATATTGTCCCACATACGAACTTGATAAAACACATCAGCATAATTCACCTTTGCGTCATATGCCATGGTCAAAGCAAGTTCAATAAGTTTCATCTTGTCTTCCAAGCGGTCAACAAGTTCCACGTCAACAATGTTGTATTCAATAAACTTCTGCCATCCTTGAGTATAGAAGTCCTTAAAGGTATCAAACTCAGAGTGGTCAAGTTTCTTCTGACCAAGTTCTACTTCTGCAATGTAGTCTAGGCGATATGATTCTTGTGCCTTATAAGTAAACTTTTTATAAAGATCAAGATAATCAAGTTGAGTCAAACCACCAACATCAAATGTTGTGTGCTTACGTCCCATCATCTCAACACTACCTTCTGTCACAAGTCCCCAGTTAGAGAACCTTTTCATCAGTTTCTCGCCAAGAACTCTATTAAGACGCTTACAAATATAAGGAACGTCATATAGTTGAATGTTCCATCCGGTCACAACATCCGGAACATTATACATCCAATAGTTAATAAATGAACTTAAAAGTTCATACTCAGTTGGGCAATGATGATATGTCACATTTGACTGTTTATTGATAAAGGGTTTTGCCCCCCAAGTAATAATTTCCTTTGTAGTGTAATCTTGAATAGTGATAGCAAGAATTTCTTCCACACAAGATTCAACATCAGGGAATCCCTGTTCAGAAGCAACCTCAATGTCAATGGTTACAAGTTTGATTTTACTAATGTCAAACTTAATTTCATCCTCAGGATACTTTTCAGAAATATATTGGTAGATATATCTATCGTTTCCATAGATCTCAAATCCCTCAACACCTTCATACTTATTATAAAACTCCCTACAATCTCTGACTGTTCCTGGTTTAATTGGTTCTACGGTTTCTCCTTGAAGAGTTTTATGTTTACTATCCTTCTTAGACTTTACAAATAGAGTTGGAAAAAATTCTTCTTTGGTTTCAAATCTTTTTCCATTCTTAACTCCACGAACCAAAATATTGTTTCCAATCAACTGAACATTTGTATAAAAATTCATTACTTAGTAAGATCTTCGTATTTTTTCAAGAGTTTTTCAGAGGGTTCAGCAATAGTGAGGATTTTATCAGAGGATATCATAAAGGTATCCTGACTAGAAAAATCAATCAACCATGGAGATAAAGTTTCATTTGACTGATTTAACAAAAATGGTTTTGTAAGTTTACAGTCAGGCTCACCAATATCACCACCAACTTCCTCAATACCAGAAACAAGTACTTGATTATTTGTCAGTAAAAGTAACTTCGTCATTTTCCTTTTTCCTATTTTCAACTTCACTAGTATACATTTCCATCAATCTATCTATCGGTTCTGTGATAGTAATTACCCAATCCATTGGAACTGGTATTTTTTTATCCTTTGTCAAGGGAATCCATGAAGATAGTCCAATTTGATATCCTTCCTTACCATCTATTTCAGAAGTAAACCTACGCAATTTTACAGAACAAGGATTTGAAAATAAATACCCAATCAAATTATCCTGGCCAGTAAACATTTCATTGACATCCGCAATAATGTCTTCACCAGATTTTAAAAGAACAAGTTTTATAGTCATTTCTTATTGCATTCTCCACTACATTCTACCAACAAAAAAGGGAGGCGTCAACTGGATTGTGCCAGTTACCTCCCTGTCTGCGCCGACGATACTTACTATGTAGTAAGGTTTTGTATTATCTTTGCTGTCCAACCTTTATGCGATTTTTTTCCATTCAGGTATTCTTATTTATTTACTTTTTAGGTGTAATTGCGAATGCTCCTCCCATTACAGCAGAAAAGATTGTGAGTGTTGCTAAGATTCCCATGGTTCAACAAGTATTATGGTAGTGCGTTTGCGATAGGGACACCGATAAAAAGAGTCATCAGTGTTCCAAATACTAGGGTAGTGGCGGTGTAGTTCATAGTCCGTCCTCCAAAGTACATAACTATCTATATTATACTGTATCACTGTGATACACTTCTGTATTCATTGCTACGCATTTATACCTATTGTGTTAGGATTTATAGATAATCTTTTCTCTGGTGGTGCTCTGGCACGATCTTTCCCAACACAATTGTTAGAAGCCCATCTTCAAAAGTAACTGATCTAACTTCCGTGTCATCAGAGAGTGTCCAGGCACGATTAAATGACCGTTGAGCCAAACCTTTGTGCAAATACTTGGTTTCTGTTTCCTTATCCTCTTTCTGGCCCTCAACAAAGAGTTTACCATCTTGGGTGTAGACATAAACTTCCTCCTTCTTGAATCCTGCTAAAGCAAGTTCAAGTCGAGATTCCACATTGCTGACCTGAACTAGATTGTATGGTGGATAATTTGACGTGGTTTCGTGAAGTTTAAACACACGTTCAAAGTATTCATCCAAACCAATACTATTTCTATTTATCTTGTCCATGAGAGAAGACAAGTCAGCACTAGTATACCTTGTAAGGTTAGTCATTATTGTAGCTCCTTTTTTAAAGCGAGTTTGTGTTGTGTGAACCCTTTCGGCGTTCATTACTAATTATGCGAGATAACAAAAAAAGAGGAACGGCAATAACCGAACCTCTTTATACGGTGTTCCGACTTTTGTAGAGTGCCGCACGAATGGCACAAAAATATTTATGCCTCAGTAGTCTTTCCTTTCTTACCAATATTATACTTCTGTTCAAGAATCCAATCATTCTTATCCTTATAAGCAAGAACTTTAATTTGATTTAATGGAGCAATATCGGTAGCAGAGTCTTCATTAACAAGAGTAATAAGACCCCAATCAACAAGAAGACGAATAATGCGATTACGACGCTGAACATCATTTACGCTAAGGTTTGCGTGCTTACCATCAAGTGCAAAAAGTTCTTTGAAATGAACAATATAATAACGTCCTTGTTTGTGAAGAATGTGGCAACTTTGATAGAGTTTTTTCTCCTTTCTAGATGCAACTCCAATACGAGTCAAAGTTTCGCGTACTTTAAGAAAGTCATCAGGTTCATTTAGAACAACTTCCACCATCATGTTTGAAGACCACTCTACTTGTGGTTCGATTGTTTGATTAGTCATTTTTTTCCGCCTGTGTCAAGTCGTTGTTTGATAAAATCAATTTGTTGTTTATTTAGAATTTTCAAGGCCTGTAATGCTTTATCATTACTATATCCATAGTATTGTTTAATGCACTCTAAATCTTTGACCTTATCCTTTTGGAGCCAGGGAGAAAATCTCTTCCGTTTCCTCAGACTATTTAGGTAAAATGAATATTGCATATCCTTACTGAGACTATGATTCATATTCATTTCATTTGCATACATTATGCAATCTAGATGACCAGACAAACATCTGTTCACAATATATGGAGGATACTTACTTATAGAAGATGGATCCTCCTCAAGCAAATTTTGCTTTGTGTGGTTGATTGAGTTCAACCAATCTTTAAGTTCGTAACTCATCGAATAATCTGAATATTGTCATCTTCTGTCCAGAGTTCGACCTTTGTTCTGAACCTATCTTCTTGCTTGAGTTTTTCATACCTCTTTGTTGCTTTCTTTTTCCACCAAGAAGTAATATTTTCTAAGTAGAATTTATCCCAATTAGGGCCTCGAAGAAGTTGATCCTGTTCTCCAAGAATTACTTCACGAACATTTGAGTACCCATAATCAGAGATATAGAATCTCTTCTTCTGAGTCAGATTAAATGCTGCACCAATAACAGAATTAAATTCTGCAAGTTTATCCTTATCTTGAAGAGAGTTTCTGATGATAGAAATCATTTTTGTCTGTCTCTTCATCTTTTTGGATGATGCTTTTTTATCCGTAAGTGGAGTATTGTTGTTCAATAGAGTGAACCTATCATGAAGTCTATGAAAAACTTCATCGTGCAAAAGTGGTAGAAACTTACTTTCAGTAAGACCTTTATATCTCATATATGGTTTAAGACCATCATATTGAGATGCATCTGTGGTAGATCCATAAA